AAATTATAAATATCAAAACCACAAAATATTATATCTATTAAAAAATAAACATGTAGATTATAAAAACTCTTAAAAATAGAAGATGAATTTGAAAATCTCGAAAATGATATGAAAAATTAAAATTATCACAAAATTTAACTACTTTAAAAATGTAAAATTAATGTTGTCAATGTTAAAAATTATTGGAAATAATAATGATTTATTTGTGAAATACATTCCAAGACTAGTTAACATTATTTCATATTTACCATATGAATATTTTTATATTTGTAAATGTGTATGTACAAGTTGGCATAATTATCTTAAAAGCAATATATCAAAAATACTGTTATCAACATCAAAGAACATGTATCATATTTTATCATTAAAAAATGAATTACACCATCACTAATGTTAAAAATAAACAGTGACATGTATTTTGTATTGGTTTTAATATGCATAAAATTAATGTAGAAGAATCTAAATCAAATGAGAAGATTGGAAAATTTTATAAGGAAATTATTCGCGCAAATAATAATTATATTCTTACTAGAAATGAGGGAATTATTAATATATTATTTGCAGATATGGAACTAATAAAATAAAAATTGGACAAACTCTTGATCTAGCGACTGACAATAATAATAATAATATTTTAATTTCCACTGAAAATAAATTCTATATTTGCAATTTAGAGGGAAATATAATTACTTTAGGATCTAATTAGTACTATATATATTGGATTAAGTAAAATTACATTTACTACAAGTGAAATCTATATGTTTGATGGTCTCCATCATCGCATTATGTATTTGTTATGATGGAAACCTAATTAGATCTTGAGGAAGTTATGGTCATGAACCTGAAAATTTTTATCATCCATTTGAAATTGTTATTTATCGTAATATTGTTTTTTTATTATTGATAAAAGAAATAAGAGGTTTCAAGCTTTTCATGGTGAATTTATTTTTGAATACAAAATGATTTGTTGAAATTTTCCTTACATATTATAATTATTGATGGTTAGGTAAATGATTGGCGAAATTCTCGCATTATGAAGTTTAGATTAATATATGATTAAAATTGATTATTAATTTATAAAAAATCATAAAATATTAAATAATCAAATATCAAAATTTGAAATTAAACCAACGAATATAAATTCTAATAAATATAATATAAAATTAATATCCAAAGACTAGTAATTTGTTTTGGAAAAATATTGCAGACGAACTATTGATAAATGTTATTTCTTTTCTTTCATATGATCACATCAAAGATTCAAGAAGTATATGTAAAATTTGGTTAAGTATTTTGAACGATAATTTATCAAAAAAATATTGTTTAAAAAACTAAAAAATATGTTTTATATTGAGTCTATTAATTTGATTTAAGGCATCATCTATGATAAAAATAAAAAATTACATATATTTTAGTAGTATTATAAATGTTATGTAAATTAATATTGAAAATTAAAAAATATACAGAAAAAAATAATATTAAAAACAAGTATAATATCCGCAAATAGTAATTATATTTACTTATTAGATTATAATGAAAAGTACATATGTGTATATTCATTAGATATGTCACTTATTAAAAGTATATTAATTCATGAAGGAATCAGAAATTTTGCAATTGATGATAGAGATAATATTCTAGTATCATAACATAGTAAATTTTATATTTATAATTTGAAAGGAAAATTAGTTAACTCATGGAATTTGACTTATACCACTTTGCTTCTTCCTGGGGCCAAACATATTGCGCACAATAAAAATTAAATTTATATGATTGATGATGAAAATGACAAAATATGTGTATTTTCCTATGATGGCAAATTGCTCAGATGTTGGTAAAAACTGAAAACAAGGTTTCGAACCAGAAATTTTCGTGATCCCTGTGGAATTATAATTTATCGAGACATTGTTTTTGTCGTTGATTCAAATAATAAAAGGATTCAATTCAAGCTTTTATTTATCAAGTAAAATTATATTCGAAAGCAAAAACGACAGAGATAAACCTTCCAAAATTCTAATTGTAAATGATCACATATATGTATGTGATTATTGGATACTAAAGTTAAAAAATTAAAATTTATATATGATTGAATTATCATAAAATTCAAATAATCATAAATAAAATTATCAATTGAGATTTCACAATCGATATTTTTTGAATAAATTAATGAATATGTCATTAAAATTACTAAGACATTATATTTATTATTATTTACCATTAAAAATTGAAATAAAAACATAGGAAAAAGATAAATATTATAAGATTGAAATAAATATGTCTCAAATACAAAATAATAATAATAATTTGTGTGGGAAAAAAATTATAGTCGAATTATTGGTGAATATATTATCTTTCCTTCAGTGTGAATATGTTTCAATTTGTCGAAGTGTGTGCAAAATATGGTTGGATTACTTAAAAAGTAATTTATCGAGAAAAATATTAAATTTACCCCCAAAAAATATATTTCATATTAAATCATTCAATATGAATTTTAAACCAATAAATATGAACAGGGTTAAAAATTATTTATATATTGGTGATTGGACAAATTTATGCGAGATTAAGATAAAAAATTTCGAAATAGAACAGATTACTGATAAAAAATATTATAATTCCGTAACATGTTCAAATGATAATTATATTTGTATCAAAGCTCCTTTGGGTGAAATATTTGTCTTTTCATCAGATATGACGTTATTAGAGATTCTACCAATTAGATATATTCAAGGTTTAGAAATTGATAATAATGATAATATTTTAGTATCAACATATAATAAATTTTATATTTATAATCCTAAAGGAAAAATGTTGAATTCATGGGATTTAGTTGATAATTCAAATGATAAAAATAAATCATATAGGAATATAGGATTTAATAGAAATGAAATTTTTATGATTGATACCTTTTTAAACCAAATTTTTGTATTTTCTTATGAGGGAAAATTAATAAGATTTTGGGGAAGTTTTGGTTATGAATTTGGTAAATTTGTAAATCCCACAGAAATTTCCATCTATCGAAATATTGTTTTTATTATTGATACAAAAAGTAACAAAATACAAGCCTTTACTAGTGAAGGAAAATTTATTTTCGCGTATGAATTTCAAAAAGACATTAAACTAAAAAATATTATAATTGTAGATGGTTATGTATATGTAAATGATCTCAAAAATAATGCCATACTGAAATATGAAATAATATATTAATTACACAAATATTTTATTGGAAAGTATTCATAATTATTAGTCAAAAAATTATATTAATTGGATTTTTATAATTTAAAATCCTTTAGATATTTCCTATATAAACATATGTAATATTTCCAAATTTTTAAAATAAAAATAAAAATTAAAATTGAAATAGGAAATATTTGAGATATAAATATTAGATCGAAAATAAAAAATATGTCGATAATAACTAAATTAAAAATAGAGACTGAATTTTCGAAATTAGAGAAGAATATTACAAAATCAAAATTATTAAATGATTCGTTATCTTTTCGAATAATTATTGATGATTCTATAAAAATATTGTCGTCAATATTAAAATCAATTAAAAATAAAAATGACTTATTTGGGAAAAATATTGCAATTGAATTACTAATTGGTATATTGTCCTTTTTACCACAATACTACATACGGACTTGTGAAACTGTCTGTGTGTCTTGGTTAAAGATTCTTAAAAGTAATATGTCAAAAAAAATATTATTCTCACTAATACCAAAGCAATTATGTTATCATACTATTTTAAATTTGGAATTTTATCCAAAAAGATTAGTAAAAATAAAAAATTACATATACGCTATCAATTATGAAAATGTTTGTAAGATTGACACGAATAATTTCGGATTATTTAAAGATGAATATGTATATTTATATGGTAAATTAATATCTTCGAATGGAAATGACATAATTTTAATTAATAAATTTGATCATATAGATATAATTTCGTTAATTCCCCATTTTCATAATAGAATAGAAGTAAAAAATTGCCAAGGGGCAGCAATTAGTGAAAACAAAAGAATATATATATCAACAAATAAGAGATTTTATGTTTACGATTTATTCGGAGATATGATTAATTCATGGAATTTAATGGATAATTCAAAAGAAAACCAGAAAGTAAGAAAAATAGTAATTAATAAAAATAGAATTTATATGGTTGATACTGCTTTTAGTTGTGTTTATATATTTTCTCTTGAAGGGAAATTAATAACAACCATTGGCAAATTAGGCAATGAACCAGGTAATTTTAGAAATCCTTGGGGAATTACTATTTATAAAAATGTTGTTTTTATTGTTGATTCGGGGAATTACAGAATTCAAGTTTTAAATCATTACGGTAAATTTTTGTTGGAATACAAATATGACAAATTAGTGGATATGGCAGATATTGTTATTGATAATGATAATATTTATGTTAATGATTGGAAAAGTACTAAAATTTTCATATTTAAAATTAAATATGACAATTAAGCTTACTATTAAAAAAATTGAAATTAAGGAATACAAGAGATATTCTTTATTAAAGCGTTATAACAAGTATGGCAATGTCCATTAAATCGCAATTATTAGGAAACAAAAATAATTTGTTCGGTAATATTCAAAATGACATATTATTAGTAATATATTCTTTTTTATCATTTGATGATGTTTCGATTACACAGATAGTATGTACGAATTGGAATAAAATATTTAATAACTATTTTCAAAAAAAAATATTTTACCATGTTCCGAAAGACATAAGTCTTTCTAAATCATTCGAAACACTATCTACACCATTAACAATAGCTGAAATAGAAAATAAAGTATATGTAAAGAGTAGGTTGTATTTATTTACTTTAGATAGTGATTCCAAATTAATTGAGGAAAAAGACGATCACAAATATAAAAAATTAATATGCAAAAAAGAAAAATATATTTGTCTTTACAATGAAGGTGATATTGATATTTACTCGGATGAAAAATTAGAATATAGGATTTCGAAAATGGAAGGATATAAAAAAATGATAATTGATGATTATAATAATGCTATAATAATGACGAATCACACAATTTATATCTATAGTATTATCGACAAAAAAAAGGTAGAAGAATTGGATTTTAGACATATTATAAATAATTGTTTAATTATAGAAACAAGCATAGCATGTAATAGGAAAAAAATTTTTATAAATGATTACTATTTGAATTGTATTCATGTGTTCTCTTACAAAGGAAAATTACTAAAGTCTTTAGGAAAAAGTAAAAAATCAAGTTATCTCAAAGGTCCTCAAGGGATTACCATATATAAAGATATTATTTTTGTTTCTGATTCAGAAAATAAGATTAAGGTTTTCACTAGTGGTGGTAAATTTGTCACCGAATATTTATACAAAGAAACTTTGTCGACAATTGTAAATATCATATTTATGGGTAAATATGTATATTTGGGTGATTGGTATAAAAATAAATTTTTAAAATATGATCTAATATACTAAATTAATTATAAAAATAAAATTGTTTTTTTTATCATAAATTAGCCTAAAAGTTGAAATTAAAATACTAAAAATGTAAAATTATAAGATAAAAAAACAATCATGTCAGCAATTACTATTTTAAAAATAGAAAATGAATTCTTATGTTTGGAAGAAAATATAAAAAAATTAAAATTATTAAATAGTCCATTAATTTTTCGGATAATTATTAGTGAATCCATAAAATTACTATCATTAATATCACAACAAATAAAAACTAAAGATAATTTATTTGGTAAAAATATTGCAAAAGAATTATTAATAGAAATAGTATCTTTTTTACCATTTGAATATATTTCAATTTGTAAAAATGTATGTATTAATTGGAATAAGGATATAAAAAATTGTTTGTCAAAAAAAATCTTATTACCAATACCCAAAAATATATCTTATTGTGAAACATTTAAATTAGATTTTTCTCCAAGATCGATGGCAAAAATAGTTAATGATATATACATAACTAACCGGTCAAATGCAACTATAATTAATATTCAAAATTCCAGATTGATTAGAGAAAATAATGAAAATTTTCACAATATAATATCCTCAAATAAAAATTATGTTTGTATTAAATATCCAGAAGAAATAATGATATTTTCACCGGATATGCAATTTATAGGTTGCATACTAATTTCAACTATTCAAGGTTTAGCAATTGATAACAATAATCATGTTCTTGTATCAACATGTGATAAATTTCATATTTTTGATATTAAAGGGAGACTTATTAATTCTTGGAATTTAATTAATAATTCGCTAGAAAACCAAAGATCCAGAAAAATATCATTTAATAAAAATGAGATTTTTATCATTGATACAGCTTTTAATAGTGTCTGTGTATTTTCTAATAATGGAGAATTAATAAGATCTTGGGGGAACTTAGGGAATGGTCCTGGAGAATTCCTAAATCCTTGGGGGATTGACATTTACCGAGACACCGTTTTTGTTGTTGATTCAGGAAATAAGAGAATTCAAGCTTTTACTTGTAATGGGGATTTTATTTTTGAATATGTGCATAAAGACGCGATTGATATTTCGGATATTTTAATAAGTAATAATTATGTTTATATAAGTGATTGGGAGAATACCAGTATTACAAAATTCAAAATAATATACCAATTAAAAAATTGAAAATTGAAATTTTTGGGAAGATTAATGTGACGATTGTCAGAAATAAACATGTCCATAATAACTGAATTTGGAATCGAAAATGAAATTTCAAAACTTGAAAATAATTTGACAAATTTAAAAATATCACATAAATTATTAAATTTTCAGATAATTATTCATGAATCTATAAAATTATTGTCATTAATATCAAAAAAAATAAAAAATAGCATAAACTCGTGTGCGAAAAATATTCCTTCTGAATCACTTTTTTAATATAATATCATATTTATCAGTTGAATATGAGTAAATTTGTCGGAGTGTATGTAAAACTTGGCTAGTAAATCTCAAAAGTAATCTATTAAGAAAAAAATTATTACAAATACCAAAAGATATAATTTATTGCGAATCATTCGATGTGGGATTTGTACCAAAAGCAATGTTGAGAATAGGGAACGATATGTATATTAGCAATGAAACTACAATGAGTAAATTTGACATACAATGGTCCGTACTGGTTAAATATCATAATCATAATTTTCAAAAAGAAATTATGTCCTCAAACAATAACTATATTTGTACCTCAGACTCATGATATATATATATATTCACTTGATATGAAACTAATAAATAGGATACTAAATGGACGAATTGATGATATTGTTATTGATGATAATAACAATATTATTATTGTTAAATGTTATATGATTTGTATTTATGATATCAAAGGAGTACTAAAAAAATCGTGGTTTTTATTTGGTTACGCAGAAACAAGTGGAGATCCTAGGAGGAGAGTAACATATAATGATAGTGAAATATTTGTTCTTGAAAATCATATAGGTCGTGTTTATGTGTTTTCTTATGAGGGAGAATTAATTAGAACTTGGGGTTTTTCTGGAAAATTTAAACCTGGGTATTTTGTAAACCCTCTTTCAATAACAATTAATCAGAATATAGTTTTTATTAGTGACGGTTATAGTGATAGTATTTTAACTTTTACTTGTTGTGGTAAATTTATATCCGAATATAAAGATGTAGGATTAGGACTTGCCACAAATATTATAATAGCAGATGATTATGTTTATTCGAGTAATTATGAAAAAAGAAAAATATCTAAATTCAAATTAATATACAATTAAAATCATGTTATAAAATTAATAAATATTTTGATATTTGAGAAAATAAAATTAAAATTTGTAATTTTGGGATTATAAAATAAGATTATAAAAATAAATATGTCTATTACAACTAAATTTGATATAAATAATGAATTTTTTTATCTCGAAAATAACGTAAAAAAATTAAAAATATAAATAATTCATACGGGAAATGTATTGCAGCCGAAATACTAATAAGTATAATATCTTTTTTTGCCAATTGAATATAAACCAATGTGTCGAAGAGTATGTAAATCTTGGCTGGAAAATCTAACAAGTGATTTATCAAGAAAAATATTACCAATACCAAAAGATATATTTTATTCTGGATCGCTTGATTTAGAATTTATACCAAAAACAATCGCGAGAACAAAAAGTTTTATATATTAGTAACATTTCAAACTTTTGTAGATTTAACATAAAATTTCAGAATGGAAGAAATTAGATATACGGATTTTAAATCGATTTGATATCTTCAAATGACAATTACATTTGCTTAGAAAAACGTGGTAAAATATTTGTGTATTCATTAATCAAAATGATAATAATAAGCGAAATATAATAAAAGGAGTTGAGGATTTGGAAATTGATGATAATAATAATATTGTAATATTAACAGATATGAAAATATGTATTTATAATTCGAGAGACGCATTGATTAAATCATGATATTTGTTAAATGAGTCGGAAACAGAATATGCGCGTAGAGATATATCATGTAATGGGAATGAAATTTGCATTCTTGAATGTTACATGGGTGATGTTCATGTATTTTATTATGAAGGAGAATTAATTAGAACTTGAACAAATTTTGTAATTTTGGAACATATGGACCCCCAAAAAAATCGTCATATATCAGGGCATTATTTTTATTCTTAATTCAACTGAATCCCTAATTTGGGCTTTTACACGATGTGATAAACTCATTTCTGAATATAAACACACTAATTTAAAAGATGCAACATACATGATATTTGCAGAAAATGATATTTACTTATATACTAAATGTGGTAAAAAATTCAGCAAATATAAATTTATATTCGATTAAATATACAAAATATTGAAATTAAAATTTCAAAAAATATTTTGTATGATTATTTGAAATAAATATGTCGATTATAACTAATTTAATATTACAGAAAAATAACTCATTTTTTCAGAATGTGGTAACTGAATTACTCATAAACATAGTGTCTTTTCTTCAAATAGAATACAAATCAATTTGTCAAACTGTGTGCAAAATTTGGTTAAAAAATCTTAAAAGTAATTTATCGAAAAAAATTTTATTATCGATACCAAAAAATATGATTTATTGTGAATCATTTGATGTTAAATTTGTACCAAAAACAATTATGATGACAAATAATCACATATATATTAGTAGATACTTGAATGCTTGCAAATTAGATATGATAAATTCTAAATTAATTGAGGAAAATGACGAAAATTTTCAAACAAATATTATAACCTCGAATAATAATTATATTTGTACCATAAATTTGAATATAATACATATATATTCTCTCAAAATGAAGTTAATAAATAAGATATCAACTAAGGGAATTAGTGATTTGGTTATTGATGGAAATGACAATATTATTGCTATAAAAGATAATCAAGTCCTTATTTATAATACAAAAGGGATATTAACTAAATCATGGCCAGTAGTTGACTATCCAGAAATAAAAGGAGATCCTGAGAGAATTGCATGCAATGATAGTGAAATTTTCGTTCTCGAGCCTTGTATGAACCGTGTTTACGTATTTTCTTATGAAGGGAAATTAAATAGATCCTGGGGAGGTATTGGACTTAAACCGGGGAATCTTATGGATCCTATCTCAATAGCTATTTATAAAAATATTGTTTTTATTAGTGACGTTGGACATGAAGGGATCCAAATTTTTACTTGTTATGGTAAATATATTTCTCAATATAAACATAAAGATATGCATCATGTTTCGAATATTGTGATAGCGCATAATTATATTTATATTAGTAATTGGGGTAATAAAAACATAATTAAATACAGATTGATATATGATTAATTCGAAAATAATTTATTTTATTTTATTTAAATTATTAAAAGTTGAAATAAAAAATACTAAGATCACAGTATGTAATTATTTAAAATAAATATGTTAATAACTGAATTTGGAATTAAAAATAAATATTCAAATCTTGTATTAAATATATTCGGATCAACAAAATTATTATTATGAAATTCACAAAAACTTAAACAATTCGTATAGGAAGAATATTGCTATTGAATCATTTGTGGCTACAATAATTTACCAATACCAAAAAAATGGTTTATTGTGAGTTACTAGAACTAAAATTTATACCAAATTAAAAATAGTATTTATATTGGTAATGATTTAAATACATACAAATTATATACATAAAATTTTAAATTAACTAATGAGAATAATAGTAATTTAAAAACAAATATTATATCCTTAAATAGCAATCATATTTGCACTATAAAATCAGAACACATAAACATATATTTACTAATATGTGACTGATAAGCAAGATACCAATTAAAGGAATTCATGATCTGGTTATAAATAATATTATTGTTGTAAGCTTTATTATTTATATTTATAATATTGAAGAAATATTAAATAAATCATGGGATTAATATTATTACTCGACAAATAAAGATCCAATGAAAATAACATATAATAATGATGAAATTTTTGTTCTTGAGTCTCATAATAGTTGTATTCATGTGTTTTCTTATGAAGGAAAATTAATTAGATCTTGATTCGTGGAATTAATGCTGGACATTTTTTGATCCTGTTTCAATAACGATTTATCAAAATATCGTTTTTATTAGCGATAAATGGCATGAAGGGACATAAGCTTGTCATGTTAAATATATTACAAAGTATAAATACAAATTAATACATGATTAAAATTTCATGAAATACTAAAAATAGAATTGAAATTGTAAATAGTAGAAATATAAAAAATAATCATATAAATAAAAATGTCAGTAATAACTGAATTTGGAATAAAAAATGAGTATTTACATATTTTAGACAATATAAAAAAATTAGATATAATACACGAGTTATTAAATTTTCAAATAATTATACATGAATCCATAAGATTATTGTCATCAATATCAGAAAAAATTAAAAATATAAGTAACTTATAAAAATATTTCAACAGAATTATTGGAAAATATAATATTATTTTTACCATTTGAATATAAATCAATTTGTCAAAATGTATGTAAATTTTGGTTAAAAAATTTAAAAAGTAATTTGTCAAAAAAAATGTTATTTTCAATACCCAAAAATATAGTCTTTCACATGTCAATTAATTTGGACTTTTTACCAAGAGCAATGGCAAAAATCGGGAATTATATGTATGTTAGTAGTAATTTTGAATCTTGTAAATTCAATATAGAAAATTATCAAATAGAAAAAGAAAATTTAAAGACAAATTTGATATCCTCAAATAATAATTATATTTGTGTCGCGAATTCTTATCAAATAGACGTATATTCATCAGAAAAAAAAATTAGTGGACAGGACACCAATAAAAGGAATCATAAGATTAGTAATTGATAATAATAATATATTATAACAACAAAATATGAAAAAGTTCATATTTATAATTTGGGAGGAAAATTAATTAAATCATGGAATTTAATTGGTAATTTGGAAATGGGATATGTATGTAGAGACATAGCGTGTAGTAATAATAAAATTTTTGTACTTGATTCTTATAAAAATCTTATTTATGTATACTCTTATGAAGAGAAATTAATTACGTCCTGGAGTAAATCTCGGTATGATGAAGATTTTTGGTGCCTCTTTAAAATTACCGCTTTTCAAAATATTGTTTTTATTATTGGTGTTGGGATTCCTCCAAAAATTCAAATTTTTACTCATTATGGTAAATTAATTTCCGAATATGAGTTTGATAATTTGATAAATGTTTCAAGTATGACAATTTCGGACAATTATGTTTATGTGGGTCAATGTGACAATCATAGAATTACTAAATACAAATTAATATATGATTAAATTTAAAAAGTCGAAAATTATAATTATTAGAAATACGTATATGATAAAATTTAAATAAATATGTCAGTAATCACAACTCTTAGAATAAAAAAATGAAATATCAAATCTTGAAGATAATATTAGAAAGATAAAAATATCAAATAATTTATTTAATTTCCAAATAACCATTAATGAATCAATTAAAATATTATCATCAATATCACAAAAAATCAGAAGCGCAAATAATTTGTACGGAAAAAAAATTCAAACAGAAATATTAATAAATATAATATACTTTTTACAAATTAAATATAAGATAATTTGTAAAAGTATATGTAAATCTTGGTCAAAAATTCTAAAAAGTAATTTATCAAAAAAAATATTACCACCAATATTAAAAAGTATATCTTATTGTGAGTTAATCAAATTTAATTTTACACCAGGAGCAATAGCAAGGGTTAAAAATCATATATATATTATTAATAATTTTAGTTCTTACAAACTTAATATAAAAAATGTAAAATTAGAAAAAGAGAGAAACAAAATTTTTATAGGAGGATTAATATTTTCAAATGATAATTATATTTGTATTGGGGATTTATACAGTGTACATGTTGTTTATTCGCTCAAAATGGAAATGATAAAGACTATATACATACGTTTTCCGAGTAATTTGGTAATTGATAACAATATCAACATTTTGATAGGAACAGGTGATAAAATTCACATTTATAATTTGGAAGGAAAATTAATTAGATCATGAAATTTAAGTAATCATTTATATAAAAATCATCAATATAGGGATATAGCGTGTAATGAGAGTGAAATTTTCGTACTTGAAAATGATATGAAATATGTCTATGTGTTCTCTTACAAAGGTGAATTAATTACATCTTGGAGTAGATTTTGGATAGATAAATCAGGAAATTATTGGAGTCCTTTAAAAATTACTACATTTCGAAATTTTGTTTTCATTACTGACTTTAAAAATAACAAGATTCAAACTTTTACACCTTATGACAAATTAATTTGTGAATATGAACATGACGAATTAAGAGGAGCAAAACATATGTTATTTGTGGGTGATTATGTTTATGTGAATAAGTTATCTGAAGAAGAAATTGTAAAATGCAGATTAATATTTGATTAAAATGCTTAATTATTAAAAATCAAAATTAAAAATA